GTGAAGATACCAAACACATTGTCTGCTGTGTTAATCTTACTGATACCACCTGCAATATGACTATGGTCAAACTCAATCTCGTCAACCGCAGTACGATTCAATTGACTTGCTGTTACTAACAATATCCCAAGTTCTTTCGCAAGATTACGCAATTCCTCAGCAACATACTTGTCTTTGATAAACTGGTCATTTGGATTGACTTTAACACTTACTGGCATAACTAAGTCTAAGTAATCGACCATAACAAAGTCAATCTTAATACCAGTTTGTATCTGCACTTCTTTTAGATAAGCACGAATGTCGTTTACATTACTCTGTGCTGGCAATGCTTTAACACGATACTTACCAGACTTCTTACCTGCCATCTTAACACGCAATTCTGTTGTGTCAATATCTTTGCGAATTGCTTTTGTACCCATCATGGTCAACATCGCATCAGTACGCAAACTTGTTAATTCTTCACTCAATTCTAATGTGATATATGCACCACTTAATCCCATCTGTAACCAGCTTAGTGCAATGTTCATCATCACAAGTGACTTACCTGAACCACTACCACCTGCAAAGATATTCAACTCACCACGACTGAATCCACCATACAATAGTTTATCCATCTGTGGCCAACCTGTACTTACTTGTCCACCACTGTTAAAGTATTTGTTGATACGACCTTTAGGGTCAGCAAAGTAATCTGTACCCATGTCTTTCTGTAGACTAATCTGTACTGCTTTTTTGATTAGTGACTCAACTGGTTCAAACTCACCCTTCTCAAGCAAGTCGGCTGCTTTAAGAATCGCTCGTTCTAATTCTTGTCGTTTAGTGAATGATTCAAATTCATCAAAGAACCATTCATAATGTCCATCATTCAATTCTGGAATAGGTTCAATATCAATACCAGTTGTTGCTTTGATTTGTGTTGTATCTGGCAATACTCTATACTTGTCAGTATGAGTTTTGAACAATTCAGCTACTGGGCGCAAAGAACGCTCAAAGTTCTCGCTGTTCATAATATTCATAACACGGGTATACAACTCCGCGTTAGTAACCATCACTCTCAGGAATAATTTCTGAACATCAGTTGTATATTCTATTTGTTTTTTAGTTTCCTGCTTTGGCAATTTTCTTCCTTCTCATTTCTATTTTGATTTTACTATTTGTTGCACATTGTAGTATACTTAATAGGGTAGGTAGTTTACCATACTTAACTACAGCGTCATTCACATCTTTTACATCATCATCCCAATCGGGTAGACTTACACTATATCCCAATTCTAATGCTTTGTCGCACAAACTCAATCCTGTACTGTCTCTATCTGGAACTAGTATAAGTTGTTTGTTCAATGTACTAAGCAATAGTGCTTGGTCAGTACTAATGTCATTGTGCATTAGTGCCACACCATCAATACTCAATGCATCAAATATACCCTCTGTTACAATACATACACTCCATTCTGGTTTCTGCATATCAATATTGAATACATAACCTGGCTGTTGCTCATTAATGTACTTTGGGATTTTGTTATCTAAGAATCTGCTTGTATGTCCTACAATCTTATTCTTATATGTGTAGGGTATGATTACCCTGTTACCCATTCTGCCTGACTCGTTCGGAGTGATTAAGAAAGGATAGTCATTACTATCTATCTTTCTCTTTTGCAGATATTCTACATATACTTTGTGTAATGGGTTGTTCGCATCAACAATCTCACCTTCGGGTAGAGTGTGGTCGTTGAACTTGATTTTTATCTTTTGTTTCTTTGGCTGAGTAAAGTCTATCAAGTCTTTTTGTTGTAGACTTTCTAAACTCCATCGTTTAACTTGATGCTCATCGATGCCACACCATATTAGTAGACTGCGAGTTTTTTGACTGATAGAACGACCAAGTACAAAGTTACACTTGAACCCACAATTGAAACAATGCATACTCCAGTTATTGCCATCAAACTTGATGCCACCACGCATTCTTTTATCCTGTCTGTGACCAAAGTGGGTACAACAGATAGCGTTAAAGCTAGTCCAACCTGAACTTGTTTGTTTCTTTTTACCAGGTAATATAGACAGGATATCAAACATCTATTGATTGTAACACAATAGACATAGTAAAAGCAAATTATCTGGTCAAGATATTAGCCACTGCACCCGCATTGCTAGTGAATCCCATTCTGATATATGGATGGAATCCTTGTATCACATAACCAACTGTTTGAGTTACATTGGATACTTCTTCTGTAGTTGTGATATCATACCAATCACCATCTACGATACTACTACCTTGAATGGTTGTGTTTCCGTAATAGTCAATATATTCAGTTTGAATGGTTAATATTGGATTGTTGTTGGTACTTAATACACTTGAGAAGTAAGTGAGGCTGCTTCCGTTTGCGTTGGGTGCATTAGGAAATGCTTGTCCAGTTGGTATTGTGATATTATATGATGGGACAAAGTTAGGTAATACACTATTAACAATGTTCATTACACCACGAGCACCTGCGTTTTGATCCACAAATACAGGGAAGTCAAAGTCATTGACTGGAATTTCTAGTGTGTAGTAGCATTTTTGAGGTTCAATATTCTCAAGGTCCGCAGCATTTAAAAATAATGCACAGATTCCTGTAGCTGCAAATTGCAAGGTCAATGATTTCTGTATCAATATTTCATTACCCTGATAGTTTAATATACGGCAAGTAATATCTTTTCCGGTAATATCTATGGGTTTTTGCTCCTGATTCAGAAACTGAAACTGTATTTGATTATCCACGCCCTTATGTAGGGTTAATGGTTTAGCATAAACTGGCATATATCTCCTCGGTGAATAGCCTGACAATAGCACAACAATGTTGCGTTGGACGTAATAAAAAACTGATGTTGAATACACAAATGTAGGCTCCTATTACGTATTTAGTCTATATATTTTAATTTAATTAACTTTGGTTGCCCGATAAATAAACTGTTCACTATAATAATGATCCAAAACGAATTTTTCAATCGCTTAACTCAAAATCACCCGTTCATCACCGTGTGTTCGTATGCCAACCAAGATTATGTTGGAATTGTTCAAAACCGTGATGATATGGTGACTACCATCTATGACTATGGATCTATAGTTGATAATGAGATGAAAGAGAAGTTTTTAGAACTTGGGGAAGTTTGGTGGTGGGAAAGTAACAGACTTATACCCATCAATTTGTTCTTAAAACATGAGTGGACTATGTTTAAGCCCTATCTCAGGACCTTCAATAACAAAAGTCTAGTTATTGTTCATGGTCCAATATGTAGCATGAACGAACTAAGTAAGCGCCGCAGCAAACGCCGTAGCATCACCCTCGTTAAACGAATGCCCTAATAGGTTCATGTGTACTACTACCAATTGAGCATAAGCAATCGCATGTGCTTTCTTAAACACATATCCATCAGTTCCCTTATCCCATACAGTTTTTGCTACTTCAACCCAAGGTAGTCCAATCAAATGCTTTTTACCGGGACGAATCACAGCTAGAAACATTGCTAATCTTGGGATACTATCGATAGGTTCTGGCATCTTTTCTATGTTGTAATACTGATTGTTCAAGTGAATCAGTTTCTCAACAAAACTCTTATCCTTCAATTTACTCCAATCAGGTTCAACCATTAACTCAATTAAATGTTGTTCATCTCGTACATTCTCGTAGACATGAACATTCAATAGGTCTAGTTTAAAGTATCCACGCTTCTCTGCTACTGTGTAATCAATACTAGCAAAGTCATTGATTGGATCATAGGGAATAGGAGTAACATATACTCCAGTCGCATGTTTACGAATAGGATTGACATTACGCATTGCCGCACTGGTATGTTTTATATGCAGTAACATCTCTGATCTATCGGCAAAATCAATATCTACATCAGATTCAAACTTCATTTCAGTCCCTTTAATTTACAATTGTTACTGTGCCATCTTTTGTAATTTGGCAATGAGCATTCTTTACCGCAATGCTCACATTGTTTCTTTATGTTACTTGGATTATTTTTTGTAAAATGAGTAATAGGTGCTTGCTTTCCTGCATTAATAGGATTGTTCTTGCAATTATCTCCGTGCCATTGTACAAACGCACCCATACCACTTATCAAATTGTTACAGTGAGTACAGTGGTATTTCTTTTCTTTTCGCCCTTTATTATGAGGTACAAAT